CCTGTGGGCTTTCTGGCGGTGTTCCTGCTGTATACAGGCTGCCGCAAGGGTGAAGCCCTCGCCCTGACGTTCGGCGACCTTGATCTCCGAAATATGCGGATCCATGTCACGAAATCGGTCTATTTCGTCAACAATGAGGGAAAAATCAAAAAACCGAAAACAGAAGCAGGAATTCGGGAGATCATCATTCCGAATTATCTTCTGACGCTCCTCCCGAGCGGCGGCAAATCAGAGTATATATTCTGCCGTGTGCCGGGTGAGCTGATGAAGAAGGACTTTTTTGACAAGGCTTGGGACAGCTGGCGGAAACAAACGGGGCTTAATCTGACCGCGCATCAGCTCCGTCACGGCTACGCGACGCTGCTGCACGAAGCCGACGTTGACGTCAAGGACGCGCAGGACTTGCTCGGACACGCCGACGCGAGCACGACGCAGAACATTTACACAGAGGTTTCCACAAGAAGAAAAACCGCCGTCGCGCAAAAAATCAATCAATATCTCCAATAAAAGAATTGCCCCGAGATTACATGAATCCCGGGGTTTTCTACTGTGTATTTTCTGTGTAGAATCACTTATTTTCTGTTGCTACGGTGCGCTACAACTTGCAAGACGATTTTTGACGCGCTGGAAGTGAATTTATCCAGTGTTTATGCGGTTTTTGGCTTGCTTTGGGCAAAAGAAAAGCCCCGATAGTACATCGGAGCAATGGAGCGGATGACGGGGCTCGAACCCTATTCTATTTGCATACTATTTATAGGAAAGATTAATACTGTGTCAAATTTATGAAGATAAAAGAACAACATCCCCGAGGTCTTCTGCCTCGGGGCGTTGTTGTTGGTAACGAAAATGTAAAGTATACTTTGAATTATTGGTAACAAGAAATATAAATACAGTTTAATACACGGCGTGCGTTAGCTGTGCGTTAATGAAACATCGGAATCACCTACTCTCCAAACTGTCAAGAAAATATGACCGACTGTCATGTAGCTTTTGATATAATCAGCTCGCCAGCTCCTCAAACGTATTCCGTCCCGCGATGCCGTCCACATACAGCCCTCTGACGCTTTGGAACGTCTTGACCGCGCTCTCTGTTCTGCCGCCGAAGTCGCCGTCAAAGCCGCCTGTATCGAAGTCGTGACAAATCAGAAAGCCCTGCAGAACGCGCACATAATCGCCGTGTGAGCCGCGCTCGAGGTTGACGATACTTTTCTTGGTGAGCTTGCCGAAGATGCCGTCTACGTCCAAATTCGCGCCGAAATCGGTATTCAGGATAGTCTGCAATGCCCGCACCAGAGCGGCGTTCGTCAGCTTCCCGTAAATACCGTCAACATCCAGCTCGGCATTAAAATTTTCATTGAGCCAGCTTTGAACCTCCTGCACGTTGGTTTCCTCGGTCGGTTCGGGATTGAACGGCTCAGGGTCTACGGGTGCGCCACCATCGCTGATGACGTCCCGGTTGATGATAACGTTCGTGTCGCAATTGCCGTTGATGCCGTCGATATCTCCCGTCTCGCTGTTCTGCCAGATGTCGCAGTCGAGTGAATACGATCCCGACCACTGCGCCAGCCAGATGCTGTAACGGCTGCGGAGATAGTCATAGTCGAGATAATTGTAAAACCAATTCAGATTGGAATATACGCCTGCACGGTAGCCGCCCGCCTTGATGGTTTCGCAAAAGCGTTCCGCCATTGCGGTCAGGGTGCTCATGCCGAGAGAGGTTTGCCACGCTTCTTCCATGTCGAAGTATACGGGCATATCGATTGCCCTGCCGTTCAGAATCGCAAGGCAGGCTCTCGCTTCCTGCTCCGCATCGGCGACGCTGTCCGCATAGCTGTACCAATAGATACCGATTTTCAAGCCCGCTTCACGGCATCCGCGGTAATGGTTTTCGAATTGGCTGTCGATTTGAGATACTTCCCTGCCGTAGCCTGCGCGGAGAATCGCCGCCACCACGCCGTAAGATTTGGCGGCGCGGTAGTTGACGTTGTCGTTCCATGTGGAAATATCGATGCAGTTAATCACGGATATACCCCATTTCGCGGAGATACGCCCGTTTCGCGGCGACTTCCTCGTCCGTTATGCGGTCGATGTCTGCGTCGGTGACGGACGGCATGCAGGACTTGATGCGTTCGCGGTCGTGACCGTATGCCATCGCCTTGACGATCTCCTCGTGTGTTGCGTCAATCATGGCTCAGTCCTCCACCTCGGGCAGACCCGCGATAGATGTCAGCATCGAGAGCACGCCCGCGAGAGCGGACGCGGAACCGACAATGAGCCAGTTGACCTCATGTAACAGCGCAGTCGTGCCGATGGTTGCAATGGCAGTCTGAGCGACGGTCTTGAGCGCGCGGACACCTGCCGCCGCCCACCATTCCTTGTTTTTGAGATTCTTCATACAATCACCTTTCCTTATTTCATGAACATTGCCAGCGCGTAGCCGATTAAACCCGTTGCAACTGCGGTGAGAATCGTCCGCAGCCAATACTTGAATGTATCACTTTTCGATAACTCGAGCGCGTCAATCTGCTTGCCCTGACGCTCCTGCTCTGTCGCCATTGTCTGCATGGACTGCGCGAGCTTGTCCACGCTGCGCACCAGATCACGCGTTTCCTTTTGGTATTCTTCCAGCTCGTCAATACGATGCGCCTGCGATTTCAGGTGCTGTTCCTGACGAGCCAGCTCTACTGCGATTTCTTCATTCGTCATTGTTAACAACTCCTTCCTCGGGGTCAATCAGCTCAGCCTCGACGGGTATGTCGGTTTCGGTTCAGGAATTGGCGTGTCAATCGGAACATCTTTGTAATTATCTGCGCTGTCGCTCGTTGCAAGGTCAATTTCCTCTGCTCTCATAGTTTCAGTTGCTTTGTCAGTCAAAATCATACCTTCGTCGGATAAAAGTTTAATAAATAAACCTTCATCAATAATCTGCATAATGCTCCCTCCTTACGCCAAAGTCCAGTTTTTATTCGTTGCAATTGCTTTTTGCTCGGCGGTTAGCTTGTTAAGATTGGTTGAGCCGATTGTTAAAGTGAAGGGGACTTGCCCCGTTCTATCTGCCAACGCTTCAAACCAAGATACCATTGTTTCAACGGAATATCGGGTGCTTACTGATAAATTGAGATTTTTACAATTAAAGCCATTTTCGATTGTTACGTTTTTTAAAGAACTACAGTGCCAAAACGCATAGTCTCCAATACTCGTCAAACTATCGGGCAAGTTGATTGTAGTTAATGAACTACAGTCACCAAACGCACTGTCTCCAATACTCGTCAAACTATCGGGCAAGTTGATTGTAGTTAATGAACTACAGTACCTAAACGCATTGACTCCAATACTCTTCAAACTATCGGGCAAGTTGATTGTAGTTAATGAACTACAGTCACTAAACGCATTGGCTCCAACGCTTCTGATATTATTTGTATTGATAAACTCGATTTTTTCCAAATAAGGAAAATAAGTAAACCCTAATATATCAGTCCACGTATAAGTAACAACAGGCGCATATCCGATTATATATGCTTCCATTGGATTTCCGTTGCCATCAGGTTTTGTCATATAGATACCGCCAACAGGCAAATCTGTGCCGTCTACGCTTGACGGAATGGTATCAATAGCTAAAGGCATTTCACTGGGTTCAATTGGAGCTTCGCTTCCGCGTTTGCGCTGAATAGAATCCTCTATATCGTCAATAGTTGTCTTTGGGATAATATAATATTGTTCCATATAATCACCTCGTATTCAATTCGCCGTTTACAATACTGCCTGTAAATTCAGCCAACACAATATCGGCAATATCGTCTTTATCCTGTGCTGTCAAAACATAATCTTGACCGGGCGCACCGATAACACTCTCGCCTATTGTGGTGAATGTTGTGCCGTTCGGTCTGGTGAATGTGATTGTGCCGTTTGCATTCACTTCACCTGATTCTATGCCGGCTAAGTCAAGCGCTTCCTCTGCCGCTTCGAGCAGTTCAGGCACGGTTCCCTGACTCTCTGGCGTGACCTGCGCGTCGTCGAGAATCGACGGATTGACATGCACGGTCAGCGGGAACGGGGTGACGAGAACCTGATTGCCGTCCGAGTCCGTAATGGTAAGCTCGATGAGCAAATTCATCCCACCCTGTGTGTGTAGATTGTCAATCGGGATTTCGACGTTGCCGCTTTCGTTGAGCGTACACGACACGCTGTCATCGATCAAAGCCTGTGTGTCGCGGTTGACCATCAACGCGGTATAGGTATACGACGCGCTCAGCGTTACAGGATTGCGGTCGTCGAGCAAGTGAAGCTCGATGAACTGCGTATCCACGTCGTTCGCGTGCGTGACCGCGATTAAGTTCGGCTTGCACATGGATTTTAAGTCGTATCTCTTGTAATGGATGATCTTGTTCATGCATCGCCCTCCAGAATGCGCCGCACCTCGGCGCGCAGACGCTCGGGTACGTCGTTGATGGTTTTCCTGCCTTTTTTAATCAAATCAGCGTAGATTCTTGCCATGGTCTTAACCTCCGATCATTTCATACACGTCGCAAAGCGCGAGCTGTGTGTCCGTGAGCTGCTCCTCCAGGGCGGCGTTCTTCTCATCCATCAGTGCAAGATACTCGTCCTTGGAATACTGCACCATGTGGTACTCCCAGCCGCCGGCCGTTTCCTTGATGTTTGTGTTCACCCATACAGAGTACTCGTCAACGACCTTTTCCGCGGGTCTGACCGCGCTTCTTGTGATTCCGTAATCGACCATCCGTATCCTCCTTTCTTTTTATACAGCCGCCGACGGCACATACAGCAGCCGTCCGCCTATGACATAGCTATTGTCGTTGCTGTTGTTGCTGCAGCGCCAATAGTAAGCGCCTGCGCTGCCTGAATTTGCCCAGCTTCCCCCCAGCAGCGCGCATTTGTTTCTCGCCAGGTTTGGTGTACACATCCAGCCGTCACCCACGGGCAGGCTGTCGCCGGCCTGGTTGTTGTTTACCTCCGAGGTCAGGAACAGCCAGTCGTAGCCTTCGCCGCCGTAGCCGAACGCGGATATCCAGCCGCCGGTCACATTTGAAACCGTAAATCCGACGGGCTTGTAGTTACCGCTTGTTCTTGTCTCGTTAAAATCAAAGTCGTCGGCTATATACACCTGACCGCCGCCCATGTTTCCGTCGCCCCAGATATTAATTCCGTTGGTGTGCTTCCAGAGGTTACCCCAGAGATTCTCGACGCCGCGGTAACTGACCGAGACTTTGTCGTTCGCGGTGTTGGAAACCGTTTCTGTGCCATTCTCATATACAGTTGCATCCGCCATACCCGTCGCGTTGCCGAGAGCAGCGGTTGACCCTGTCAGAGACGAGCAGTTATTGGTTCCGCTCGACGGGCAGGTTACAACACCCTTTCCGATTGCATTCTGCGTGTTGAAATGCGCAAACTCAATTGCCATCAGGAGTTGATTTGCTGATACTGACTTAATGGTGTCAAGGTGCCAGCCCGAGCTGTGAGCCTGAGCCATCGCTTCAAAATTCGCTTTGGTGCCGATTCCCGCAAGTATTCCGCTGATGGGCTTCTTTCCCGCAACGGAACAGAGCAAGTCGCCCTGCGCATAGACGTAATCGCCGGGTGCATTATCGTTGATGTAAACGCCTGCGGAAACGTCGTACAAGCTGCCCTCATACGCCGAAAGCAGGACGTATTCAACCTCGTTGCCGTTTGCATCATAGAACAGCGGATGCAGTTTGAATCCTGCGTACGGCGTTTCGGTGACGTAGTAATTCGCCTTGCGGATATGATAGCCGAGTCCGCTCGACTGCTTTTCGAGCTTGAGCGGAACCACCTTGTAGTAGAATTTCGGCTGATAAACCATGACCTGACCGTTGGAGCCGTCCTCGGTATAACCTGCGTCGCCGTAAAAGGCGTTGATGGTGCCGTCGTCCGCGACGTTACAGCGGCGGCGTCCGCCGAACATGGAGAAGCCGTCGAAGTCCGAGCCTGCCGAGAGGTCAGCAGCTCCGGCAAGACGGGTAAATCGTTTGTTCTCGAAATCCGCGCATAAACCGAGGATATCATCGTCGGTGTAGCCGATGTAGGCTTTGACGTCGGAGACCTCGCCGAGCACATCCAATGCTTTTTCATCGGTATACTGCACCATCGTTTTGATGCTGGGATATTGCGTCTCGCTGTTGAGATTATCCATCGCGGCTCTGTTGGGAACCTTGTTGGAAAGATTTTCTTTCCCGTAGAGCGCCGTGTTGACGTCAGTCGTGTTTGCTTTTCCGCTGATGGAAGATGCGACAAACGCGGTCACGAAGTTATAAACCGCCTGAACGGTCGGATAAGCGCCGCTTGTTTTGTTGCTCTCCCCGATCGACATAGCTTTCAAATCAATCCAGCTGCCATACGCGCCGTTTGCATAGGTGCGGCAATACAGGTGACCGTCCCTGTGCATCGCAAGCTGAGAATCATCCCCGAGAGTAAAAATTAAGGTAGGCTTGTCGCCGTTCACCCTTGCGTTGGTGTAGATGATTCTCGGATTATCCGCGCTGTAAACAACATTTTCGGTCGTGTTATCCACACGGTAGAGAGAATTCTTCAACGCCGCCGCAAGGTTGTTCTCCGTTACCGTTCCGCTGCCGTTGCCGATATAGTTCGCGACGAGATAACTGACGACCGCTCCGATGGTTGGGATGAATACGGAACTGTTTTTGTTATCGTCGTTGATGCTGTTTTTCTTGTAGCTGCTGCCGTAGAGCACCGTCCAGTCGGTCGGATATGTACCGCCTCCGCTGCGCATGAGGATGTCGCCTGTTACCGTGATCGCAAACTGATAGCCCTTGCCACTCGTCGAGATCACAACAGCCGTGCGGTTGGAAACGCTTCCATAGGAAACCCGTGCGTTCAGATAAATGGTCTTGGGGTTGGTATTGTCGTAGGTGAGCGTCTGTGTCGTTGTGTCAACGTGATACACCGTCGCGTCGTCGGCGTCCATTTTGGCGTTGATTTTGGTTCTCAATGCTACTGCGAACTTTGCCTCTGTCACCGCGTCGTCGTGAATGTTTTCATTCTCCACCGAACCTTCAGCATCGTCGAGTTTGCCCGCGAGGTCTGTCTGGTAATTCTCTAACAGTTCCATTGCTGCCTTGACGATACCCTGTGAATCGGGATCCGTCGGAGAAACATAGTCATTCGGACGGCTGCGCTCAATAATCGGGATATGCACCGTCTTGACCGTATAACCAACAGTATCCGATCGATAAATATAAACCCATGCCCTGCCGGGAATCGGACCGCCGTACTGCAAGAATTCATTCGGAATATCAACCGTCAGCGCCCCGTTTTCATATGTTCCTCTTTTGACAATTGCCTGCCGCATGCGGTTGTTTGCGAAATGCACCTGCGACACGTTTGTCACTTCGGACAGCCCAATTATTTTCAACTGCTGTCCGAGATCCCACTGAAACAAACCTTCTGTTCTGACAACCGCGTCACCGCTGGAAAAATCCGCGATAATCATGTTATTATCTCCCTTCCTAATTTTTGAATAGATGCACCCGCTTGGTGAACGCGGGTACTTCACCATTGAATGTGAAATGTGAGTTTGTCGGGCTTAGAATATCAACGTCAAAGGCGTTGAGAACCGCTGTCGTATCTACGCCATTGACAACACTCACCAGATGCGTTCTTTTATCAACTTCAAGCGGCGCGCTGCCGTCAACCGCCGCCATATCAACTGCGGAAATGCTGATACTTTGCTTTTTGTTGATATATGCAGTCAAATCGTGATTGGCAAACCATTTCAGACGCTCTGCGCTGACGATGCCCTCATAGGGAACATACGCAACGATTCTGCCGTAATCAGACACTGCGGAAGCATCTTCCACATACGGAACACCGCTGTTGACATTGTAGATGCCGACAGTCTGACGATGACCGCTTGCATCGGTATACGTCGACACAGGATAGATTGCCGTCGCGAATTTCTGCGACGATGTTTCCAACTCAAGGCTCTTGAGATTAACGGCAAACTGTACTGTCTGCACATTATTCTCAGTCAAGGCAGCCTTTAGAACAACCTGATTCACGGTTGCACCAAACCTGATTTGCAGATACCCTCCGACGTTCTTCAATACCTTGCTCTCAATTTCCTGCCACGTCGATGTGTAGGAAGTTGACGATGTGGTAAACGTAGTACTATCGAAATATCCGTTTGTTTCATCGACGAATTCAAACTGCTGTGCTGACGGCATCTGCACATTATGCAGCGCGATCAGCTCTCTCATAAATTGCGGGACCGTACAGGTGTGCGATGTAGAAGGCGTCACGGGATAAATGTAATTTGTCTCGTTGAATGTATACGGTGCGACAACGCTGTCAGTGAGAAAGCACAACAACCCTGCACATTCAATGTATCGGATATTGTACAAATCGCGGCGGATTTTGATGATCCGAAACTTATACAGAAGCGTATCCTTCCAATAGAGCGAAATAATACCGCTGTATTCCTCGAACAGATTGTAACAAGGATGATTGTACAGAATGGAAAACGTCAGCTGTCCGACGGTGTTGGTTTCGCGGTGATAGATTGCTGATAAAATCGAATAGGTATCATCAAACGGGGTGTATACCTTGTAGGTGCTTGATCCTTTGGCATATTCAATGCGGTACATCAGAATTTCCCCTCCGTGTAGCTCACAGCGACCACAGCGGTAATGCTGTTGTCAACGTGCCACGACGCGCCTGAAATCGCAACTGTTTCCAGTTTGATTGTCTGAGCGCCGCCTTTGAGCAGGAAATTGGTGATCCTGATATCCTCGCCAATAACGGCAACACGTTCAGAAAGCTCGCTGCCGATTGTAGAAATTCTCACCGCGGCATTGCTGCCCGCATTGGTCATGCCGCTGATTCTCAGCGTCAGAGGAACAGACGCGGTATTATTATCGACCGCGATCAGCTCGGTACCCGAGAACGTGCGGCGGATAATGGTAGGAATGCGCTTATATCTGAACGGCTCGGCATCCAGCGAGAGCACGATGTAAGCATAATTTCCATAAGGCGCAAGCTGCTCAACGCTGACGGTTGCGCGCCCTGATATGCTATAGTCAATGTCATCATCCTCCACAATGGTGATGATTCTGCCGTGATAGCGGTTCAGTCGGGTTACGGTTTCATTAACCTCTGCGGGCGTTCCGCTGCAAAACAAACGGTAGGAAACCTTGCGGTTGCTGTAGAATGTTACCCCGTCGTAATAAGCGGAATAATCGAGCTTTCCGTGTCTGCCGGGAATAGCTTCTTCAAGGAGCTTCGGCTCGGGATTCTCCGCTGCGGATTCGGCTTTCAACAACACCATATCCAGATTATTAGCGGTGTGAATTTCGCCGTTGATGGAAATACCTTTGATTGCTTTCATCTATCACACCCCCATATCACGCTTGAAAGCCAACTCGCCAAGCTGACGGTCAGTTTCCTGTATAGTGCTGCCGACGAACGTCCTGCCGTCGAGATATAGATTGATTGGACGTTTCGCAAGCGCATCCATTCTTGCGTTCAAGTCGCGAATATCATTCCGCATGGCTTTCAGCTCTGCCGACTGCTTGAAATCATGCGTATGCGTCACGTTGTATTCGGTCAGGATTTGGCTCTGCGGGAGCGAATACGGCATGTAATCATCGGGGCTGAGCTGTTCGTCATTGGTAAAAAATTCGTGCAAGGATGGATACTGAGTGTTAATCAGCTCTAAAGCTCTTTGTTGCGTCAGTCGGTCAGTTTGCAAGGAGGAATAAATTGCCTCGTTGATTTCCTCCCCTGCTTGCTCCACTGCCTTTTTCTCAGACAGCATACCGGGTGGAATGCCGAGCACAATGTTTTGTCCTAAAGGACCGGATTTCTTCGCCGGGCTGTGCATATCCCACCATGAGGTGAACGCGTTGTAGATAGACTGACTGACATTGCCGACTGCTTTACCGATTTTCTCAAAAATCGAATTGTTCCAGAATCCTTTCAGCAGTCCGAGGATGATGTTGCCGCCCTGTTCCTCAAGGTCAACGTCTTCAAAACTCTTTTCGATCGATTTAGAGGCTTCTTCGCTGGCTTTTTCGAGGTTGGGGGTTTCATCTTCGATTGCCTGTGTTCCCTGCTTGATTGTATGCTCTACACGTCCATGAAGGTTGATTCCGTCCATAGACTGCTCAGTTTTTCGCTTGCTCTTTTCAACCGCCGTTGCAGTTTCATCGCCGACTTGCTCAACCTCGCTCGGAACACTTTCAAGTTCTGCTGTTGCCTTTTGCATCGCTTGCTTGGCACTATAGACAATATCAGCAGTAATACCGGGCACTCCGTTTTCGTATTGTGCCTTTAATGATTTATAATTCTCAATTATAGCCGCAATTCTTGCATCAGAGTTTTCTTTGGCGTCCCTCTTCTCAATTTCGTTGAGTAACTGAGGCATACTCTTAGGCGGATTGCGTTTCTGATATTCTTCAAGCTCCTTCTTTGATTTGTCCCAAAGCTCTTTCATCTGAGAAACTTCTTCATCTGAAATGTCCTCAGCTCCGTTTTTTACAGCGTTTTTCATTTGGAGATACTTTTCTTTGTAACTCTCCACCTGAGCTTGAAGCGTGCTCTCGGTTCCATTTTTAGCCGTGATAAAGTCTTTTTGTGTTTCGTCAAGTGCTTCTCTGATATCATCAATATTTCCGCCTATGACCGCTTCTGACAAGCCCTCATACTGTTCAATTACTCTCTTATATTCTGAGATAGTGTCTAAATCGAGTTTGTATGCCTGCTCCGTTTTCCTGAGAACAGTAAAAGCGCCTTCTTCTGAGTCGTTGAGCTTCTCGTTTATATCATCAAAAGCTCTCTGTGCCTCCCACAATCGCTGTTGAGCACTGCGCTCTGTCGGGCTTCCTTTATCAGCCCTTTTTACCGCCGCTTTCGCGTCGTTCAATTCACCCAGCCGTGCTTGATATTGACTTAACAGGCCGTTTTGACCGTAAATATCGCGATACGTTTCAAGGTAAGCATTCCAATCCTCGGCATAGTCAGATTTCTTATTATTCAATCCTGACTTTGCCGTATCATAATCACTCTTTAGAGCGGATAATGTTGCTTCGGCTTCCTTGGCTTTCAGAACGTCTTTAATGGATTCTTCAAGGTCTTTATATGACTGAATAACATTACCGTTCCATTTGATTTCCTCGCCTGTTGCCTGCTGGAGGACATCTGTAATAAACTTTGCTCTGTTTTCATAGCCTTCCTTGACTTTACCATTTTCATCAACAATTTTGTGGAGCTCGCGCCAAAGATCCTCGTAATACTTGAATTCGCTGCTAACATCAGACAAAGCATTTTTCTTGCTTTCTGTATAGTTATCATAGGAACGTTTGAGATCATCTACCTTTTCGACCGTCTTTTTTTGACTGTCGTTCAGTTCGTAATGATTATCACGAGCTTGTGAGGTAACCGTTGCAAGCGTAATCATTGCGGCAACTAATAAACCAACCGCTGTAAGTACTGCGCCAATGGGATTTGCGCTCTGTGCAGTGTTTAGCCCTTCCTGCGCAACGGTCGCCGTTGTTGTGCTGGCAGTCAAACTTGTAAAAGCACTT